CGGTAAGTGGTACATTTAAAAATACTGGAGCTGCTTTATTTGAAAGTACCGTAACAGTTTCAGGTACTGGAACATTTAAAACAAATGTATCGGTAAGTGGTAATGCCAATATAGGTGGAACAGTAACGATTGCTGGAGCTGCCAGTATAGGAGGTGCTCTAAGTGTAGGAGGTGCTACTAATTTACTTGGTACAGTAACAGTGGCAGGAGCAACTAGCCTTGCCAGTACTTTGAATGTAGGTGGTGTAGTTTCTCTTGCAGATTCTCTTAGAGTTGCAGGTACAGCCACTATAGGAGGAGTTGTCTCATTAGGAGATTCTCTTGGTGTAGGAGGAGCTTTATCTGTAGTAGGCAATACATCTATAGGTGGTAATCTAAATATAACAGGAACACTTACCATAGTTGGTACTGGAATACAAGCAGCTAATGCTAAAGTATGTGCAAGTGCCTATTATGGTGATGGATCAAATATTACAGGGATAACTGCTGATGTTGGTGGGAATATATGTGTAGGAAATATATCAATAGTTGGTAATGCATATGTAAGTGGTACTTCACAATTTGTAAGTAAGGTTGAGTTCGATGATGATGTATGTATTTCAGGAAATACAGTTCTTGTAGGTAATCTTGCAGTTGGTGGCACTACAACTATAGTTGGTGCAGCTAGTATAGGTGGTGCAGTAAGTATTGGAGGAGCTACTAATTTATTAAGTACATTAACTGTTGCTGGAAAAGCTGAGTTTGATAACGATGTTTGTATAAGTGGAAATAGTATTCTTGTAGGTAATTTAACAGTTGGAGGTACTACTACTATAGGTGGTGCAGTAAGTATTGCTGGTACTTTAAGTGTTGGAGGAGCAACTCATTTTGCAAGTACTGTAACTATAGCAGGAAATACAACTCTTACAGGTACATTAGGAGTTGGAGGTGCTGCAAACTTTGCCAGTACTGTAACTATTGCAGGTAATACAACTCTTACTGGAACATTAGGAGTTGGAGGAGCCACTAATTTAGCAAGTACAGTTACTGTAGTAGGTGCAGGAACATTTAAAGATAGTGTATCTGTATCTGGTAATGTAAATATAGGTGGAACTACAACTATTGGAGGAGCAGCAAGTATAGCTGGTGCTTTAAGTGTAGGAGGTGCAACAAATCTATTAAATACATTAACTGTAGCAGGTAAAGCTGAATTTGATAATGATGTATGTGTTAGTGGAAATTCTATACTTGTAGGTAATTTAGATGTAGGAGGTACTACAACAATAGGCGGAGCTGTTAGTATTGCTGGTGCATTAAGTGGAGTTTGTGCTAGTGCTTTCTATGGAGATGGAGCTAACTTATCAAATGTTCCAGTAGCTATTGAAGGTAATATATCTGTTGGTAATGCTACAATTGGTGGTAATTTATATGTAGGTGGTACAACAACACTTGTTGGTAATACAACACTTACTGCAAATCTTGGAGTTGGTGGTACACTTACAGTTGTAGGTAAAGCAGAATTTGATAACGATGTATGTGTATCAGGAAATTCTATTCTTGTAGGTAATTTAACAGTAGGAGGTACTACTACTATAGGTGGTGCTGTAAGTATAGCTGGTGCTCTTAGTGTTGGAGGTGCAGCACATTTTGCAAGTACAGTAACTATAGTTGGTAATACAACTCTTACAGGTACATTAGGAGTAGGAGGTGCTGCTAACTTTGCCAGTACTGTAACAATTGCAGGTGCAGTAAGTCTTGCTAGTACTCTTAGTGTAGGTGGAGCTGCACATTTTGCAAGTACAGTAACAGTTGCAGGAAATACTACTCTTACAGGTACATTAGGAGTTGGAGGTATTGCTACATTCGGTGCTAAGGTTGAATTTGATAATGATGTTTGTGTAAGTGGTAATACAGTACTTGTAGGTAATTTGGCTGTAGGAGGAACTACAACTATTGTAGGAGCTGCCAGTATTGGAGGTGCTCTTAGTGTTGGAGGTGCTGCTAATTTAGCTAGTACATTAACTGTAGTAGGTAAAGCTGAGTTTGACGATGCTGTATGTGTATCAGGAAATACAGTACTTGTAGGTACTCTTACAGTTGGTGGTGCTACAACTATAGGTGGTGCAGTCAGTCTGGCAAGTACTCTTAGTGTAGGTGGTGCAGCCAATTTTGCCAGTACAGTTACTATAGTAGGTAAAGCAGAATTTGATAACGATGTATGTGTATCAGGCAATACAATACTTGTTGGTAATCTAACAGTTGGTGGAACTACTACTATAGGCGGTGCCGTAAGTATTGCTGGAGCATTAAGTGTAGGTGGTGCTGCTGCTTTTGCTGGTACAACAGCCCTTAATGGTGTGACAACATTAGGTGCTGCGATTGCTGGTGCAGACAACCAAGTAGGTCGTGTAAATCTTATAGATTACGGTGAAATAACTAATGCAATTGGAGGTACTGGTGGTGGTACACAAGATATTGATTTAACTTTAGGTAATAATATTGTAGCCACAGTTGATACAAATACCAATACTTTTACATTTAGCAATCCTACGGCCTCTGATGAATTGTCTGGCTTTACATTGTTCCTGACAAACGGTGGATCGCAAACGGTAAACTGGCCGGGTACTGTCGATTGGGCCGGAGGAACGGCACCAACATTAACTACTAGTGGTTTAGATATCTTAGTTTTCATCACTACTGATGGTGGTACGATATGGCATGGAATGGTTGCCAGTGCAGATAGTAAGAGTCCGTAATGCCTAATCTTCGACAAGTAATGATGGGTGCTGCTGGAGTTTCTAAGGAAGATGTGGAGAAAATGTGGTCTTGGGGAGCACAGGCAAGTGGTTCTCTTGGTGATGGAAACACAACAAATAGGTCATCACCTGTTTTAGTGGCGGGGGGTTTTACAGATTGGAAAGTAGCCAGCGCAGGTCATTATTGTAGTATGGGAATACGTGACAATGGAACCTTGTGGACGTGGGGTTCTTCAAATAGCGGTTATTTAGGAGATGGACAGACCGCCGCCAATAAGTCATGTCCAGTTCAAGTTGGTTCGTTAACCGATTGGAATGCCGATAATGTCAAAAAAGCTTCGATGTATCGGCAGAGTTTTGTCATTAAAGATGACGGGAACCTTTGGGCGTGGGGAAAAAACAGCAGTGGATGCATAGGTAATGGAAATACAACAGATCTCAGTTCTCCTGTAAACATAGGCTCATTAACCGATTGGGCCTTGGTCGTGGCTGGTGGTACTAGCAGTCTCGCTATAAAGACAGATGGCACACTTTGGACATGGGGTTATAATGATCAAGGAGGCTTGGGCTTGGGAGATAGAACTAATCGCAGCTCTCCTACACAAGTTGGAGCGCTAACGACTTGGTCTTTCGCAACTATGGCGAGGCAGGTATTAGCGATTAAAACAGACGGGACTCTCTGGACGTGGGGCAGAAATTCAAAAGGAGAGTTAGGTGTTGGGGATACAGCTAATAAAAGTTCACCTGTTCAGATTGGCGCATTAACCACTTGGGCCCATACAGCCACGGGAGGGAATTTCTCCTTTGCCATAAAGACAGATGGTACGTTGTGGAGTTGGGGTTACGCAGCATTCGGACAACTAGGACATGGTAATACTACGAATCTTTCCTCCCCTAATCAAGTTGGATCATTAACCGATTGGAGTAAGGTTTACTCGGGGCCTAATACATTCTCCGCTTTTGCGTTGAAGACGGATGGTACAGCATGGGCGTGGGGATACAATACCGTCGGCAATTTGGGTCTTGGGGATACAACAGTTAGAAGTTCACCTGTTCAGATTGGCACAAGAACCACTTGGTTACAAATGAGCCAAAAAAGTGGTCATGCTTTATCTATTCAAAACAACTAATTTGCATAGGAAAATCAACAGTATGATATTTTTATCTTCCATACCGAGATCAGGATCAACATTACTGGCTTCATTATTAGAGCAAAGACCAGATACTTATGTTTCACCTACGTCTAACTTAGGTGACATCATGGGTGCTGTAGTTGGTTCATTTGAAAATAATCCTGCTACTAAAGCAGGTCAATGTAGCAAGGATGAACTCTACCGTACCCTCAAGGGGATTGGTGACGCTAAATATGCAAACCGTGAAGAGTCTATCATCATAGACAAAGGACGTATGTGGCCTTCGCCACAAATCATGGAAACGATGAATAAGGTGCTAGGAGAACAACCAAAGATTATTGCTACGGTCAGACCAATAGCGGAATGTATCTCTAGTTTTTATGTAATTGATAAGGGTACTGATATTAAGCAGTGGATTAAAACTTCACAACTTATGGAACATCTGATGCAGTCGTATCAAGCTCTGAAAGCTGGCTATGAGGCACATCCAGAGAACTTCTGCCTGCTTGAATATGACAATCTTTGTGACAATCCTCAAGGTGAGTTGGATAGGATTTCAGACTTTATTGGTGTGGAACGTCATGTATATAACCCTCATATTGACCAAATAAAAGAAGATGATAATGCTTGGAAGATAGAGAATTTACATACGTTGGGCAGTACCATTAAGAAGACAGGGCAGAACACAAGGCAAATTCTTGGTGATAAACTATTTGAACATTATCAGGGTGGTGAGTTCTGGAATGATAAGCCTGAACCTGTCAAAGAAAAGATACCGATAGATTTGTCTCTGGAAGCAGCACTGCGGGGTGAACATGACAGATCATACCGAATATTAAAAGAGATTGAAAAGGGTGATCCTACAGATGACCGTATAGCTTTTAATCTGGGTTGGCATGAAATGGAAAGAGGTAACTTGCTTGCTGGTCATAAGTTACTCGACCGTGGCAGGAACGAGGATGTTTTTGGCAATCGATCTATTGGCTCTTATAAACCAATCTGGAATGGTGAACGTGATGTCACTGTACTTATGGTCATGGAAGGTGGACTAGGCGATCAATTTCAGGCTATCAGATATGCAAAGAATATTGCTGAGTATGGGAACAATGTTATTGTTGCTGGTTCCCCAGACTTATCTTCTATCTTGAAGGACTGTGAAGGCGTGTCAGCATTTGCTCAGACTGAGGCTGCCCTTGGTATCTACCATGATTACTGGCTTCCTTCGATGTCTGCGATAGTTCCGCTGGGATATGAATATGAAGATTTAAAAGGAACTCCGTATATCGAGCGTACTGCTGATCCAGTGCCGGGGCGTATAGGAGTGAGATGGAGTGGCAATCCGAAATTTGAGCACGAGCAATACAGGTTCTTTCCTGCTGATTTAATGTTTGATGCAGTAAAGGAAATGGAGTGTGTATCTCTACAAAGAGATGATGGTGCAGAATTAAAACCAAAGTGGATGGAACAAGCTCCGTTGGATGATTGGCAAACTACTAGAAAGTCCATTAGTCAATGTGAATTGGTAATAAGTTCTTGTACCAGCGTTGCACATTTAGCGGCAGCAATGGGAATAGAAACTTGGATTGTAGCTCCGATTTTATCATATTACCTGTGGGCGTTGCCAGGAGATGTGACTCCTTATTACCATAGCGTCACGTTATTCAGACAGGAAAAATATGAAAGCTGGAAAGAGCCTTTTATAAAGATTAAGGAGGAGTTGCAATGTATGCACATGTTGAAAATGGCAGCGTAGATTATATGGGTTCGTTGCCTAAAAGATGGGGCAATGTGTCTGGCTTGCATTTATCAAACGGTGATGATGCATATCTCAAGACTATTGGATGGCTCCCGCTAGTGGAAACAAATGCCACCCCAACTTATAACCAGATATTTGACACTGATGTAGTTACTGTTGAAGCAGACAGAGTTACTTTAGTACACCGGGTGAGAGACATGACGGCAACAGAAATAAGCCAATGTAATGAAAGTTACATGGAACAGTTGCGAGAGGTAAGAAATCAAAAACTTATAGATTCCGATTGGACACAAGCGCCTGATCACTCTTCTCCTTTAGTTGAAGCCAAGAAAGCTGAATGGGCAACTTACAGACAATCTCTACGTGATTTACCAACAATAGTAGATATAACTACATGGCCTGATGTATGGCCTACGGAACCACTATTAAATATTTAGATATGATATTATAATGAGTATAGCAAAAAATAATATGATGGCTGCTTATGCAGCAACAGTAGTTCCTACTACACCGTATACTATTGATAACTCTTGTAGGTTTAATGACAATGATAGTGCTTCTTTAAGTAGAACATTTAGTACTGATGGTGGAGATACATGGACATTTTCTACTTGGATTAAAAGAGGTAATATATCAGATTATATGCCGGGAGATATGTATTTTTTCAGTGAGGCTGGTGGATCTGGTTTGGCTTTTACAGATAGTACAGATTTTTTTAGGCTTTATAATGCAACTACAAATTTTGATAGTAGTGATAAATTTAGAGATGTCTCTGGATGGTATCATTTTTTAGTTAAGAATAGTTCAGGAACTGTAACAATTTCTGTAAATAATAGAACAGTAACTTTTGGTTCAACACCAACTGCTACCTTATTTAATAGAAATAATGTATGGTCAATAGGTCGTTATTTTAATAGTACAAACTATTTTGATGGTTATTTATCAGATGTTATTTTTTGTGATGGAACAGCTTATGATCCTACTGATTTTGGAAAGGTTGATGATGATGGAGTATGGATTCCAAAAGATCCAAGTAGTTTAACATTTGGAACAAATGGTTTCTGGCTTAATTTTGAATCAAGTGGTGATCTTGGTAATGATGTTTCTGGTAATAATAATGATTGGACATCAAATAATTTAGATTCATCAGATCAAATGCCAGATACTCCTACGAAGAATTATCCTACATGGTTGCCAATGGACCATTGGGTGATTAATTCTGGTACTACATTTCAAGAGGGTAATTTAAAATTATATACGCAGGGAAATAGTTATCCTGAGTATGTTTTTACTACAATGGATATACCAGATACAGGAAAATTTTATATTGAGCTTGAAATAGAAGCAATAAATTCTAATGATGGAGTTGGAAATTTCGGTATCTCCAATAAAAGTGCTACAGAATTAGATACTTATAATGAGAGTGGAGGAGGTGCATATAATGTAAATGATGGAGGAGGTTTTGATCATGATGGTGTAAATATTCCTAGTGGTGCTATTCCTCCCTGGTCAGCAGGAGATATAATTCAACTTGCACGTAATGGTTCTAATTTTTGGTGGGGGAGTAATGATACATGGTATAATTCAGGAGATCCAGCAAATGGAACAAATCCGACTTATACTGATTTAAGTGGCTCTTATAGATTTTATTTTAGGCATTCTACTGTCGGAACTTCTAAAACTAATACTGTTATTATAAATTTTGGACAGTTTTCTTTTCAGAAAACAAAACCTTCTGGATTTACAGGATTAGATAGTTCAACTGCACCTGCTCCTACTGTTACAGATGGTTCAACATATTTCCAGACTGAATTATATACTGGAGATGGAACTGCCATAGGTTCAGGTGGATTAGCTATTACGTTCTCAGGTAATTCAACTATGCAGCCTGACTTTGTTTGGATAAAGAATAGAGATGCTACAGATGATCATTCCTTATATGATTCTGTTAGAGGAACTACAAAGCAGATTGAATCAAATACTGTTACAGCACAGACTACTCAAACTGAGGGTGTATCAACATTTGGTTCAGATGGTTTTACAGTTGGAAGTTTAGCTCAAGTAAATACTAATACTGAAAAGTATGTTTCTTGGAACTGGAAAGAAAGTGCTACTTCAGGTTTTGATATGGTATCTTATACTGGTAATGGATCTAATAGAACTGTTTCTCATTCTCTTAGTGCAGTACCAAAAATGATAATGGTCAAAAATCTTTCTGCTGGAGATGCTTGGAAAGTTTATCATTCAGGAGTAGCTTCAGATGCAGCAACAGATTATTTAGTATTGGATACGGATGCTGCTGCTGTGGATGATGCTACAGTGTGGAATGATACAGCACCTACCAGTTCTGTTTTTAGTCTTGGTACACATGATGATGTTAATACAAATACGGAAACTTTTATAGCTTATCTTTTTGCAGATATTCAAGGCTTTTCTAAATTTGGTAATTATGTAGGAAATGGTGATGCTGATGGACCATATGTTTCTTGTGATTTTAGTCCTGTTTTTGTAATGGGAAAGAATGCTAGTGCTGGAGAGTCTTGGTGGATTTTTGATACAAGCAGAAATCCCTATAATGTAGCTAATTCTCGTTTAAGTCCTAATTTAGATGCTGCCGAAGATGCACAAGCATGGCTTGATATTCTTTCCAATGGCTTCAAAGTTAGAGATAATGGAAATGCTCCCAATCAAAGTAGTAGTACTATTGTATTTGCAGCTTTTGCAGAGTATCCGTTTGGTGGTGATGGTGTAGCACCAGCAGTGGCAAGATAGAAATGTTAAAAAAATTATTTATAATATTAACTTTGTGTCTTATTCCAAGTATGCTGTTAGGACAGGAACATAAAGATGAATCTACATTTAATCCATGTGGTTTACATGGTCTTCAACGAGATGGTTTAACTTACTATTTTTATTATAATTATGGAGCAACATATAAAGAATTATCGGAAGAAGATGTTGAAAATTTTAAAACTAATATGGAACTAGAAGATTCAAAAGTAAGTAATATAAGAATTTTTAAATCCAAATATAAAGAAGGTTATGCTGTAATGTCTTCTTATTTATTTCAAAATTTTTTAGGAGGAGATGTTCTTGTAGAATTATATTGTATAGAAAGAATTAATGGTTCTCCTGTTTTATACTTAACGGATAAAGGTATTGAAAAGTTTCTTGGAAAAACTTATGAGGAATTAGAATAGTATGTGGGCAATGGTTGAGAATAATAATGTAATTGAAATTTATACTAAACCAAGATTTATTAAAGTTAATAATGTACAATATCCATTTACCATATTTACACAGTACACAAAAGAGGAAAAGAAAAGAATTGGTATATATGATATTAATTTAAAAAAGAAACCAAATTCTAAATTTTATAATATGAGTCAACCATCTTATTATTTTGATAAAGAAGCTGAAGTTGTTAATGAAACTTTTATGATAACAGAACGTGATCTGGAAAATGAAAAGACAGGATTAAAATTTATATATAAGAAAGAATGTAAACAAAGAGCATATGCAGAAATAAAAAGGTATGGATGGTTAATTGAACGATATATATATGATAATACAAAGGAAATACCAAAAGAAGTAACTGTATATGTGGAGAAAGTTCGTTTATCATGTAATAGGATTTGTAAAGCTATAGATAATTCTTCAGATATAGATTCGTTTAAAACTTTATTTGAGGATAGTTATGATAAAGATGGAAAGATTTTAGAAATAGCTATTATAAATGATTGGCCTGATGAAATTAATATAAGGAAGTATCATAGATGAAAGTTTTATTACTTACTATATGTTTAATTGTATGTGTAGCACTGGTATTTATAGCCAGTGCAAGTGCTCAAAATCATGATGGAGTT